AATGACTACAACTGTTGAACCAAAAGTGAATTGGAATGCATCTATGATGGTCGAGGTTTTACTAAATGAACCTGATGACTTTCTAAAAGTACGAGAAACTCTTACACGTATTGGGGTTGCTTCTCGTAAAGAAAAAAAACTATATCAATCTTGTCACATCTTACATAAGCAAGGTAAGTATTATATCGTTCACTTTAAAGAGTTGTTTGCTCTTGACGGTAAATTTGCAAACATTACGGTAAATGATATTCAGAGACGTAATAGAATCACAAAACTATTAAATGACTGGGGTTTAATTGAAATCGTTTCTGAAGATTCTGTCTCTGATATTGCACCTCTAAATCAAATTAAAGTTATTACTTACAAAGAAAAGAATGATTGGATTTTGGAGCAGAAGTATAATATTGGGTCTAAGAAAAAAGTAGATGCTGTAGAATAAGTTCATTCTTAGATGCACTGCAAAGAGGGGTTGACACCCCCTCTTTTTTTGTGTTATGATACGCGAGTTCAACGAATTAGTATTCAAGCAGAAATACTTTTATTATTATTCAGCACTTAATACTTAATGAACAATACTTATTAGTATTCATCAGGAAAAACCTTTTTAGTTTTCAACACCTAATACTTAATCCCGTGAAAAAATTTATTGTTTGCGACATTGGTAAAAAACATACATATGTTTTTATACCAGATACAAAAAATCATTACCAAATCTCTAACGAAGAGTTTATTCAATTAAACATTCCCGAATTGAATGGTCATGATATTGTAATCGAAGATGCTCATGTTAGATCTCAAGAAAATAATAGTCTTGCTCAGAGTTGGACTATCGAGCAATTAATTGAATTGAGATCTGTTGCAGACTCAAAAAATATTGAGATTCTTTGCTTTCCTCAGAAAGTTACACCAAAGGCAAGAAAAATTGCATCAATTGCAGTTCGCCCAGAACTACTTGAAAAAGACGACAAAAATGACATCGAATCAATTGCTTTTTATCTTCAAGAATTTTCTGGAGCATATGATTCTTTAAAAGTTTTTGATCCACTTCCTTATGAAGTATTTGAGAAAAAAGTTTCTCATATTTATCAAGATAGAGATTCTTTAACGGATGATTCAAATAGTGCAAGAAATGAAAAGTATGGAATTAAAACTGATTATGAAGATGCAGTAACCTCTTGGATTAAAAAATACATCTCTATTCTTGCTTCTAATCTTGATGATGAAACAAGAGACTGGTGTGGTCTTGAAATGAATGCAAAAGGAAATGCATTAAAACCTGGACTGATTAATTACACCAGTGATAGACTTAAATTTATTTACGGAGTTATTAATACCATTCTTACTCCTACTGGTGAACTTAGACTAAGATCAGACATTAACAAACCTCCACATTGGAAGTATGCCAAGCAAGTTTATTTTGGATTGACTCCATATCACATGCACGCTGGCGTAACAGCATCAAACTATAAGTATCATAAGCGTAAAGCAGGTTCTTCTTGTAAAAAGAGCATGAGTCTTGAATCTAAAAATGCAGTCAAAGATCTTAACGATATTCGTGAGATCAGAGAATCAATGAAAGAATCGGATAGAAAACTTCGTACTCTTTGGAGAACTGCCCGTAAGATGATTGTTGAGGATGGTCTTCGTTAGTATTCAAGGTCAAAAACTCTAATTAGTTTTCATCAGATAATACTCATCCATCTTTAATTTTTAGTTAGTATTCACCGAATAATACTCTTGTTAGTATTCAGGGTTTAATACTCATATTATTGAAATTTTAAAGTTAGTATTCAGTGGTTAATTCTTTTTTGGAATTCAGAAACTAATACTCATCAATTTTCAACATCTTAATCAGTATTCAGCCTGAAATGTTCTTGTTAATATTCACAGCATAATACTTAAATTATAGTTGGTATTCACATCGCAATACTTTCATTAGTATTCAGATCGCAATACCCGAAATAAAAAGTGAGGGTTTCCGACCCTCCTTTTTTATGCTTTCTTGTATAATTATTAATGAACGCCGTAAGGGTTCACAAAACACAAACTCGCTTTTAAAGGAGCTACTATAATGACCAACCTAACGAGATATACTGCTGCGGATCTTCCTGCTTTGATGGATAGGATTACGCGCAATAGCATCGGTATGGATGAATATTTTGACCGTTTGTTTCATCTCCACGAAACAACTTCCAATTATCCCCCATATAACTTAGTTCAAGTAAGCAACGTGGAATCGCGTCTTGAACTTGCACTTGCTGGATTTAAGAAGAAGGAGGTTTATGTCTATACGCAAGATGGAAAACTCTTTGTCGAAGGACAAAAAGAGGATAAGGAATCCGACACCAACTACGTCCATAAGGGACTGGCTCAACGATCTTTCAAGAGAGCATGGACACTGGCAGACGATACAGAAGTCGCAGATGTATCCTTTGAAGACGGACTCCTCTCTGTCAACCTAAAGAAAATTGTTCCTGAGCATCATAAGCGAAAAGATTACTTATAAATATAATTGAATATCGTCGGCGCTGTGCCACGGGAGGCAACTGGCAAAATCCAGTTGACGCCTCCCCTTTTTATTGGTAGAATGATCGTAAGTACATAAAAGATTATGACTGTAAAACTGGTAATTTTAAAATCTGGTGAAGATTTAATTTGCGACCTTAGTGAAATGGTAACTGAAACTGGAAAAGTTGTAGGTTATTACTTAAAGAAACCATGCGTAGTTAAAATCAAAGACTTTGTGCATAAAAAGGAAGAAGTAGAAGAAAAAGACGAGCAAAATGCAAAGTTTAATATTGTCTTTTATCCTTGGATTCCTTTAAGTTCTTCTGATATAATTACTATTCCAGTTGACTGGGTAGTTACCATGGTCGATCCTATTCAGAAACTTTTAAACATGTATAAAGATCAAGTATTGGAGTATAAAAATGATGATCAAAGCACTTCTACTATCAAACAATCAGATTCTAATATCGAAGATTGAAGAGGTTCCATCAGAATTGGGAGAACCTGATTGTAAATTAATAGAACCTCATGTTATTCATTCAGATGGAACTTTATCCCCATGGATGATTGATATCAGTGTCCAAGAATCTTTTATGATTCATTCTGATAAAATTATTACAATTGCTGATCCAAAAGCAACACTTATTGAAAAATACCAGAATTTGATTAAATGAGATTTTATACCAACGTGCAAATGATCGGGAATCAATTTCTCGTTCGTGGTTATGAAAACGGTAAACATGTAATGTTCAAAGAAGAATATTCTCCTACTCTTTTTATTCCTTCAAAAAGAGAAACTGAATATAAAACTCTAGATGGAGAGTATGTAGAAACAATCAAACCTGGTCTTGTAAAAGATTGCAGAGAGTTTTACAAAAAGTATGAAGGTATTGATGGATTTAGGATCTACGGAAATGATAGGTATGTATCCCAATATATTTCAGATAAGTATCCAGAAGAAGAAATTAAATTTGACATTTCAAAAATCAAACTTGTAACAATTGATATTGAGGTTGCTTCTGAAAATGGATTCCCAGACACAGAATCTGCATCAGAAGAGATTTTAACCATTACTTTACAAGATTATGCGACTAAAGAAATTATTACTTGGGGAATTAAACCATTTACAGTAAAGCAAAATAATCATAAGTATATTCAATGTAATACTGAATATACTCTACTATCTTTGTTTATTGAATGGTGGTCAAATAATACCCCAGAAGTAATCACTGGATGGAATATTCAATTCTATGATATTCCATATATTTGTCGTCGTTTGACAAGAGTTCTAGGAGAAAAAATCATGAAAAGATTTTCTCCCTGGAATCTTGTAAGTGAAGATGAAGTTTTTGTAAAACATCGTAAGCAAATTTGTTATGACGTTGGTGGGATTACTCAATTAGATTATCTAGATTTATACAAAAAATTTACATATACTAACCAAGAATCTTATCGACTAGATCATATTGCTGATGTAGAACTTGGTCAGAAAAAACTAGATCACTCAGAGTTTGATACATTCAAAGAATTTTACACTGGAAATTGGCAGAAGTTTGTAGAATATAACATTATTGACGTAGAACTTGTTGACCGCTTGGAAGACAAGATGAAACTGATTGAACTAGCATTAACTATGGCATTTGATGCTAAGGTTAATTTTGGGGATGTATTCTATCAAGTTCGTATGTGGGACAATATTATCTACAATTATTTGAAGAAAAGGAATATTGTTATCCCTCCAAAAGAACGTTCTGATAAAAACGAAAAATATGCTGGTGCTTATGTAAAAGAACCAATTCCTGGAGTTTATGATTGGGTAGTTAACTTTGACCTTAACTCCCTGTATCCACACTTGATCATGCAATATAATATTTCTCCAGAAACTCTTCTGGATGAAAGGCATCCTACAGT